TTATATGAAACTGGATCAAGATGTACGTTAGAATTCGGAGCAATACCTTCAGAAGAGAATTTTAGAATTTGTTGTTGTTGAGTATAATTTTGAGTATTTTGAAAATTTGCAGGTAAATTTCTGACATTAGTAGCTACCTAACCAGCTAATGACATTTGGTATATATCTAGATTTTAACGGGGCTGCCGTAGGCCATCTTAATAAGTAAAGTTAAATAACTAAGCCTTATAATTTAGTAGCAATTATATTAATTTTCCATATACCTAACATTATAATATAAAGATCATACTAAAAGTTAATTTCTGTATTCAGTTGTTCGTTCCTGAATTTGGCTAATACAGAACGCCTACTATCAGGAGTGAAAGCGATTCCAGTACCACGAGTGATATTTAGACCACAAGCTACCATTTTTGGTCGCCAATAATCGTCCACATCACGATCGTGGAGGGCTAGTTCGGTAAGACAATATGTCGATAAAGTGTCAACACATATCTGTAACGCAGAAGCGTTACCCGCACGAACCCAATTCGGTGCATCAAGGAGCACATTGATATCCATAGGGGAAACCCATAGTTGAATACTCTCTTCAAAGCGAAATTTGCGTTTGAGAAAAGAGACATCAGCTAGTTTTCGAGCCTTTACAATGTCACCTGTTTTTGCTTCGTCGGTCATGTCCATGTCCAAATTAGTTTTAAGAACTTGTGTAAGAGTTTCCTGATTATACAAGTCTATAACAGAATGTCGTATATTCATAATGAAGTCATCTCCATAAAAAATAGACGATGTGTGCTCAAAAAACGCACTCATTGTTGCTAAATTTTCACAGAGAGGTTCATTTTGCATAATTGACAACCAAGAATCAGCTAAAACGCAATGATTTACTATACTATTAAGTATAGCCGTCGCAGGGCAACCAGAAGGTATACCGTTACGAACGAAATAAACCAGTGCGCCATTCGCCTCTTCATGATTGGCTATATGTAGATGGTTGAAACATTCCATTCCTAATTTGTACAAAAAATCGTAAAATTGTTCTTCAGTTAAGTTTCGACCACATACCACATTACGGTTTGCTTTGACTATATTTTCCCAGTTAGCACGTAACCAGTCACACATGATCTTCACGGCAACTTCGACATATTGTACAGGCAGAGTTCCATCAAAATTGGAATAATCTCCTGCAATTACATCGGAGCCTTGGCGTTGAAGACGCTGCGCGAGCTTAGTCCATTCCACAGAGGTAGGATTAATACCAACGGCTAGAGAGTTATCTACGCGATTCCTCATAGCGTGTGCAATGAACGGGAGAAAATATTGTCTAAAAGCAATACTATAATGCATGGGGCATGCGGTGAATAGACGGGTTTTGCCAATATCAGCCTTCGCAATAGGAATTTTGGCATCCTTCAGTGTATCTATCCAGATAACTTCAGGGCGCACATTATCCAACATACTAAGCTTCAATTGTTCAACATCGTCTAATAACTGGAGACAATGAGAATTCGTCAAATCATATTCCATTTCCTTTCCAAACCAACCTTGTTTTCCTACAGTGCCTTTGGGTTTATTCAAAGTGTAAGGGTATCCAGGGGCAGTTTGGCGATTTATGGCATTTATGAAGGGGTCACCATCGATTCCGATGATAGCTTCCTCCAGAGTCAACGGCTGTTTATACCATTCGGGAGTATTTTGGTACTCTCGGTGATAAAATACAGTCATAGCCTCATAGACAGTTTGTACTCTCGAAAGAGCGACAAACGGTCTAACAACACCATATTTCGAACGTTGCAATTTCATGGGGTCAATTCGTTCACCTTGTGAGTTCACGAATGGCCTCAAATGTCCGGGTTTGTTGGGAGACACACACAATGCTCCGAAAGCAGCTGAGCGCGACATAGCAGTTTTAACACTACCATTGATGCGCACACCAACCTTCGTTCCATGCAACTGGAACGTGCCGTTTTCTCTTAGAATATCACTTCTGACATCAAAAGGTACGACGGCATGTCCGTATTGCGATGAAGATTTGAAATGAGACATCATCTTGACAATCATCTGTTGAGTAATGCTAACAGAGATGCCTTCGACAACGCCCATCAAACCAGCAATGTGTATACCTACAATCTTTTGGGTTATGCTCGTGCTTCTAGCGACTAGGACGGATCCACAATCACCAGGAACAGTCACAGCATGATACAAATACGATCCTCTATTTGTTATAATCTCATCACGCATATTGGTTTCGACAAGACTGTCTTCGGGGGTAAGAGTAGACAAATAAAACATTTCACGATAATGGCGAATGCCTTTTTGTCTATCCTTTTCAGTCGCAGTTTGATACCTTGCTAAGATACCAGGATTGTGACCTACCCTAAACAAATCTTGTTCGTCGACAATATGTTTGAATGCTTGTGAGTAGCAACCAGCGTTAATCGGGAGCTGAATTATAGCAAGATCACGGGAATCATGTTCAATATGATTCTCAGCGTCAAGTATAACTTCAACTGGATACTGACTAGTTATTACAGCAAAAGCATCTTCGAGACAAAACTCAAGAGAAAAGCCGAGTTCTAAGTCCATTTTAATTGCTCGTAAGAAGTGTTTCGGTATTAAACCTAATCGACCTCCCAGCATAAATATTTGTCCATAATAAGTTGTTGTTTTCACGTTCCCAGAGTCGGTCTTAGTCACAACAAACTTAAAAAGATTTTTATATACAACGTCGCGTACTATCGTAATAGCTCCAACATCTTGTTCAGGTAAATTCCTTTGCGAAGATGGAGTAGCTTGCTCCGATAAGCACCGACCACAATTCGATATGGTACAAGCGTCTCGTACATGAATGTCAGCTTTACTAATAATGGTTTTGACATCATCAACGAAAGGTGTTAAATTAGCAACACTTTGATTCACAATACGAGACGTAGTTACATGTTTCATTTTGGCGTCATAGTGCGGGGCTTGATTCCTAATAATGGTTCGAGCAGCGTTACGCGCTTGCCGACCTTCATAAAGAGCGGGAGCTTGGTTTAAAATTTTTGTTACGGGAGCTACACTTTTAACTTTTGTATCATAAAGGGGACCTTGATTTAAATTTTGAGGAAATTCTGGTAAAACAGGTATTTCTTTAATACCGTATTGGGAAATGAGCCTAATCAATTCTTTATTTTTGAGGGAATAAGCGGGAAGATTATCTTTAAGAGTCAACAAAAATTGAAGTAACGATTCAGTTCTAAAACCTTGGTAGAAGCGAGTCAACAAGCAAACACAGTTTGTTTTGTGTAACTTGGCCGTTTCAAAAAGTTTAGACTTTAGTTCCTCATCGTTACAATAATGGCAAACACTACAATCACAGTTACAAATTTGTTCAATTACGTCGTACATATCAGTTAAAGTCATTTCATGATCGGGGGACACACGTTGATTTCCATACATAGAAATACAATACTGACGAATGTTATCTCGGGAGACTTCCATTCGTCGTATATAGCAAGCGCAGTTTGAATTCCATTTCGCATTTAAAGGTGTCGTAACAGAATTGCTGCAGGTCTTGCAATTTCTACAATCATTATCTAAACATGTGTTAGCCTCTTTCACTAAAACACTCAATTTTTCATCTTCACTGATAAACTTGGGGAGATATTTTCTTTCCACAGACTTAACAAACATTGTAGTTAGTATAAAGATACCAGCTAGTAACGCGATCTTAAAGTACTTCCACCCAGCACCTAGCGTAGATACCAGGGTGTCAGTCAGTTGTTGTTTACAATTTGACAGATAGTTCTTGACAGATAAAGCATAATTTTGATAATAAGAAAATGATTCGTTTTCCCATATATTTGAGGGACGGGGAATGATATTAAATTTTTCTAATATTTTTGACATACCGTGTTTGACTGCATACAAAAAGTCCATAAGTGCACTATTTTTGTTGCCAAAGAAGAATGCACTAATGAAATGTTGCATGATCAGCACGCGTGAAGCGCGAGCTGCAATAACAGCGGTAGATGAACCTATACCTATTTCTGCGGAAGCTTGGAGAGGGAATTCAACAATATCTAACGGGGCTTCGTGGTTTGGGGGGGGAGTAGAATCTAACCATTGAGGGTTCCTATAGGCCTCTAAATATTCGGCAGAGTCCACGTGACGAGCGAATCGACTTTCAAGAGCAGAAGAACATTGTTCAACTACATCTTTATATGACATATTCGTTTGTAACGTTTTACCGTCGAATACAGAGAAGCGTTCAAAAATATAAACATCAAGATTATTGGTTGTTAAATTTCTTCCATTGGGACCTAACAAAATGCGAGCAGCATTACGGGCTTTCTGAGCATCTAATTTAAAACATTGTTGTCCAGACGCGTTGACATAATACTCTCGGAATTCTGGTTTAATGGATACACGATAAGCATAGTCTATTCTACGTTGAACAGCTTCGGGACAATTGAGGGATTCAGTCTTAATTACGTCGAGATTTGAAGAAAGGAAAACGAATTTGGCATTACAAAATTTATTGGATTTATCCTCTACAGATGACATATGGAGTTGAAAGGGAAAAGCATTTGTTACACGAATCATTTCAAAAAGTTCTACATTTGGATTGGTGGCGGAATCTTTCTTTTGGAGGAAATCATCATAAATTAAATACTCTTGATCATCATAACCATCCCAGTACTCATTTTCAGCAATACGTGCATGGATGTTCTGTTGCCAGTCAGCAGGAACAGGTCCAAAAACACGCATCATATCAATGATAAAAGGATATGTCATACCAGTTTTACCTAGACCAGTTGAACCAGTAAACCAAGCTACAATAGGTTCCACACGAAGTGAATGCTTATTGGCGCCAGATTTAAAAGCGGCATCACTGAGCTTGATAGCACCAGGGAGAAGAGAGCGAATTAAATTTAAATTGGCGGGGGCTAATTTTAAACGGGTACATTCTTTTATCAGACGCACTCCACGGGGGTAAAGCTTGGAAGCAGCTGTCATTGTTTCAATATCACGGTTAATTTCATTTCTTTCCATGTAACCAGCATATTTAGCAACATCATCTGCCCAAGCAGTAACCTCGTCGAGCATTTCTGAACTAACAAATTTATTATTACGACCTAGAAATTTTTCTTCAATAAACGAATGCGCCTGTCCTACTACTAGATCCAATTTGGACCACATAGTTTCGATACCAGAGATCATTTTGGGAAAACGATCCATACGCATAGCAAATTCGTCTACTGTGTGTTTACCGGGGAGAGTACCTACAAAAATACAATAAAGAGAAAGGAAAATCGATTTAATAATGTTAAAATGACTCGCACTAAGGGATTGAGCTATTGGCATTAAGAAGAGGGACCTAACAGTTATTATCAATTGAGTTATGATGTCGGAAGCGAGACCAGCGGCACCAATGACTCCACAAAGATTAACACAAAAGTCTTGAAGAGACAATTTGTGGGTGGTAAAACGATATAAATTGTAAATAGATGTTATTGAAGCGATAATTTTACGTTGATAGTCATTTACGGTTGTTTGATATTTATCGGATAAAGCTTTAGTCAATTCTGAAAAAAGAGAAAGAGATTTGTTAATAGCGTCGTCAAGGCTTCCATCAATCGTGTGATTAATAGAAATACCTATCTGAGGCTCTGCAATAAGCCGGGAATATTGATCATTCAAAAATTTCAAAGTATCACTGATGCCTGACACAGTTATATCGGCGTCTTCAGTGATACTATAAAACAATGTATAATATGCATAAATAATATCAATAAAATTATTTTTAATGGAGGGAGAATTATTATATTGTTTAAGAAGAGTAGCGTACGAAATGAATTCAGCATTTAAGATCTTGAGATTAGCTGTAGCAGAGGCGTAAAAACTTGACGCTCCATAAGAACGAGGTAACAATAAAGCAGATAAAATGGCAGAATTGTTGAGCACTTTATTTTTAAGGAAGAGTCGAAGAACATACGCATAAGCAGTGATTTTAGGACAATTAGATAAACCTGGTAAATTAAGTAAAAGACATAATGAAGCATTAATAAGACGATATGCTGAGGAAATTGGTAAAAATGTTGAATCATTAAATTGAAAAGACTTTCGTGCGATAGACAAAGATTTAAGAAAAAGAAAGAAACAATTAGTAATATCCTGATCATTACGAAGCTGTTGAGTTAAATGTTGATAAAGAACCTGAAGATATGAAATATTAGAAGGGATTTGGAAAATTTTGGAGGATTTGGAACGATCTTTACGAGATAGGCGATTGTAATCAGAAATTAAGGCAACAACGAAACGTTTTTGAAGTTTGGGAGTGGCGGGGAGAGAATCAACAAGGAAAAGTTGATTTTCAGCTCGAGCAATTCCAGAAGAAGAACGAAGGGGTGCAACTTTAGTAGGGGGACCTAACAAAGAATGGGCTGAATTTCGAATCTGCAATTCCTCAGACGCTGACAAAGTCAGGCTAAGGGACGGGAGACTCTGAAATAGCTGAGACATATTTTCTGACATTGTTAATAGTTTGAACAGTATCAAAAGCGTAAATTATAAATATAGTTGACAAATAAATTTTCTTATTAAGAAGACCTAAAAAGAACAACAGGGTTAAAACAATTAATAAACACTTGGGAATAAAGAATCCGAGGAGTGTCCGTAGATTTGTGCAAATCAGTATAAATACTGCGCGAGCTCCTATATAGGACTTACGGAAGACAGCGGAAAAATTAATCTTGCAAAAATAATAAAATATAATAAAATACAAATGGTTTATGTGATAACGCACACAAAAACGGGTTAGACTTAGTCCACAAATACTGAATACGGGAAAAACCCCTTGACAGCAATGTGTAAGACACGGGTAACCAAACGGGGTGTCACTTAACGGAAAAATGACCCAGACGTCGGCTTTTTGCAAAGAAAGCTTAAACTTTTAAATATGCAAATGCACTGACAATGAATACGGGAAAAACCCCTTGACACTGTAATGTAAACGCAGGTGGAGGTTTCGCTAAACCAACAAAAACGACAAGAAATTACAAACGGAAAAAC